AGCGTTTAGATTTAGTTTTCTCTTTTTTTAGGAACTCGTCAGCTAATTCCTTTTCTCTCTTAAAGAGCTTTTCTTTTTGATCTGCTGTTAACTGATCTTCTAGCAATTTTTCTAAATCTCTAATATTATGGGGATCTAGAATAGACCCGCCTTCTTCTCCAATAACTTCACCATCCACATTTAAGTACTGCTGCATTAAAGCAATTCTTTCTTCTCTACTTCCAAAGATCTCGATAATAGCTGGACAATCATCGGAAGGAAGAAAAGGATTATCAGTAAAACTATGTTGATACAGATGAAATATAGCTTTGAAAATATTATCTATTTCTGTAATATACTTAGGATCTACATCCCTAAATCCGTCATTATTAATCGGAATCGGAGAAGACTTGGAAATAGGAATATAAAAAATTACGTCCAAATTTTTCATGGACTCCTTTACGATTGGAATAATCTTACTTATAAAGTTTTCTTCAATATCAGAAGAACTCATCTCACAAGCCCATAGAGAGTATACTAAACAATCCAAAGGACCCCTATCAAAAATAACTTTGTCATCCTTTGTGTATTTCTGCATTTCGTCAATCATACAATTCAATATAGCCCATTGGCCTTCTTGGTTGCACTTCTTGCTATGAGGGTAGTTTTTTTCTTTAATTAAATCTCTATAAGATGAGACTGGAGTACTGTAGTTCGGCCAACTATTTAAAAAATCTTTAATTAAAGTCGTCTTGCCAGTATTAGCGGTTCCGCTGATTAAAATACGCATATATTTTTATGTTATCAAGTTATAAAAAAATATCAAGATATATCTTCAGATGATTTATCTTCACTCAGCTTTTTAGTGTATTTTCTTCTCCAATATCTTTGCAAGTGCCACAAATCTCTAAAAGTATAATTACATAATGTATTTTTATATTTTTCTATTACATTATCTATTTTAGCCCACACGTATCCGTCGTGCTCATCACTCAACTTTATATACCCTGGGTGAGCATAACCCTTGTATAATACAACATTTGGCTTTTTGTAAAAAATACTATGATTATTAGTAATATCTAAATCAGTTTCTTCCTTCACTTCTCTTTTAAGACCTTGTATATAACTTTCGTTTTTATGCACATGTCCCCCTGGCAAATGGAATTTCTTTAACCTTTTAGAAAATAATAATAAAACTTTATTTCCTTTTATAATCATTATTTTTGCAATTCTATTGGAATCTTCATTTCCATCTTTAATATTCATACTATCTACTTACCCTATTTTATAAGATTGTAAAAGATAAATCCCATCATAAATAATGTTGATGGCTAAAAAACCACGTAAGAAAAATGTAATGGAAGAACTTGATGAAGATCTTCTTTTAAAGGACATAGAAATCACAACTAAAAAGGAATGGTTTTGTAATTTTAAAATACATAACAGATTTAAACTAAATGATGTCCATAATTCTTTTATGGAGCTTATGCTTTATAAAGATACTAAAATGATCTTTATTGATGGTCCTGCGGGATCAGCAAAGAGTTATTTAGCTGTTTATTCAGCATTGCAAATGCTTTTAAAGAAACAAATTAATCAAATTGTATATATTAGATCTATTGTAGAAAGTGCTTCTAAGAGTATGGGAAGTTTACCAGGAGAGCTACAAGATAAATTCCATCCTTGGTCTCTTCCTTTAATGGAAAAGATGGAAGAATTAGTAGGTCCAAAAATTTCTGGAGAACTAATGAGAAACAATTACGTTAAATGTCTACCCGTAAATTTCGTAAGAGGTTTAACTTTTAGAGATAGTTTTGTAATTGTCGATGAATCACAAAATCTAACTCCCGCAGAATTAACAACAATTTTAACTCGATTTGGAGAAAATTCTAAATACGTTGTTATTGGAGATAGTTTCCAATCTGATATTGGTTCCAAAAATGGATTTTCTAAAATTCGTAGTGCTTTTGATAACCAAGAAAGTGAAGAAAAAGGAATTCATAATTTCATTTTCACAGAAAATGAAGTAGTTCGTTCACAAATTCTCAAGTTTATTGTTAAGAAATTGGAGGGTATGTCCCAGCATTAGACCTTTCTAATTCTAACAATTCTCTCATAGCTTCTTCAACAGATACAGCTCTCAAGTCATTGGTTTTAACAACTGATGGCTTGGGAGCTTCATGTTCTCTAGTCAATTCATTTATTTTAGAAAACACTGATTGTTCTAAATTTCTTAATGCTGGATCTCTTTCATACATAGGAGATCCAGATGAAGAACTAAAAAGACGAGTAGAAACTGTTCCTCTACCCTGAACATTGCTAGAATATATACTAGATAAATCTTGCTCCATTACGATTTTAATTGATGATACTTAGCAAGTATGAAATACCAAGCAGCCTTTTCATAAATGTATGATTGCTGTGTTTGTAAATTAATTGGAGCAAATATAGAATCTATGTATTTCTTAAGTTCGTTTATAATTTCTGTAGTTTTATTTGCTACATTAGCTGGATCTAATTTATCTTTTAATAAAGCGGGTCTAATTGCATTAGCTATATCCTTTTCTACTTGAGAATCGATAATTCTCAACCTTCTTAAATCATAAGAAGCCAAAAACTGTAATGCTTGTTGATATAGATTAGGAGCAACAGTAGCATTACTTAATAACATATTATTTATATTAATTTTTCTAGTGATAAAGTCATTACAATTAAACTTAAATTGACCTAGAACTGTTCCTCTATCTATAAAGGAAATTTCTTTATTATAAGTAATAGTAGATTTTAGTTGAGTTTGTTTATAACTTTCAATATACTTAGAATTATTTGATCCTTGTGCTTGAGTTTTTCCTTGTTGATCTTTATTTTTGGGATCTACATCTGCAATAGCAGATTTTTTATCCATTCTATCATCAGCCCAATTACCAAATTTACTTTTCCAAGGATTTAATTCTTTGAATGGATCTACAAAAGTTCTTGCTAAAGTATCCTTGATAGCAGTACCAACACCTTCACTTATGTAATGGTTTAAAAGTTTTTCGTATTGTTCGTCGAATTTCATTATAAGTATTCCGATCTATAAATTTCCAATAAATCTTTTTCTGTACAGCCATTGTTTAATAGAAATGCTTCTAACATTTCTATATCAGAACTGTTCATCACCATTTGAACTAATGGGCTGTCAAAACTCATTTCTTTGTTTTCCTTAAGATAAATCAAAACATTCATCTTAAGTTTTTCTAAAGGAGTTAATCCACTTTCAATATCTATCATTCCACAAGGTATTGTAGTGATTACACCGCCTTCTGAATTTTCTATATACATTTTAGCATTGATACCATCTTCTGATAAAATAAAGCCTTCATAACCTTGAAATTTTGCAATTTCTCCGTTTACACAAAACGCTGGATCAACTTTTAATCTTACTCTTCGTAAGTTAGAACTTTTAAACGAATTTTCTAAAAATTTGGAAAATTTCTTCATAAACATTATTTAACACTGAATTAGTGCTTTTAATGGTTCTAGAAATTTTAATCCTATAAGAACCTTCTCTTCATTATCAGAACGATTCCCTATAGAAAATTTCTGATTTTTATATTTGTTTCCTTTTAAAACTATGTCAAAATGTACTATGGGTCTGTCTTCTTCTACGCCAGCACCTACATTAATTTTAATTGTATCGATTAAAGGTCTATTAAATCTTTTATTATCAGATGTAGTAAAATAAACTACATCATCTTCTATCTTGATGTCATCTCCATGAAGTACACCAAAAGCATCATTTCCACTATCTATTTTTGCACCAAATTTTCCAATACCAATAATTTCTATATCTTCTTTAGGAGAAAATATAGCTTTTTCTATCAATATAGCTTGGACTATTTGGTCAAATTTCATTATTGTTGTTGCCCACCAATAGGAACTCCGATTTTCTTAGCTCCTTGCATGATTTTTTTTACTTCAGCGGGATTTACAGAAGCTTTCTGCTTATCTTTTTGCTTTTTAATTTCATTTACTTCTTTAGAAACTTCTTGATCAGTTACATCATTTTCATCATCTTCATCAAATTGATTAGCTTCAAATACATAAGTTCCTAATAATTGATTTACTAAAGTATCGAAAGATTCTTTAGATTCGAATTTTGCTTTTTGCGATGACATATTATTATTTAGTTTAAATTAAAATTGTTGTGGAACTGCTTGAGGAGAATATTCATCACACACTTGTCCTATTGCTTGTAATGCAACCTTAGCTTCTCCTTTACTAGCATTCATGAGATCCTGAATAAATGAATCCCTTTCCTTTATATCATTTGATTCTGATATCTGTTTAAAACATAAAATTAGTTTCTTAGCCACTTCCAAAAGACCTTCTTCAGAATTTTGAACCTGATTAGGATCTGAATTAGTTGCTTGTGGTTGAGCAGCAGAAGGCGGTTGTCCACCAGCAGAAGGATCACCTCCAGCCGTTGGAGGTTGAGGCGCTTGATCTTGTTCTAACAAAACATAAGCTTTTTTTATAAATCTATTAAACTTCATAGCATTATTTATGCAATAGCATTTTAGTTTTAAGATTATTTTTAATTTTATCTGATAAAAATACTAAAGAGTTTTTTTTACAAAAAGCTTCAATTTTTTTAAAATTAATTTTTTTCTTGTTTTCCGCTAAACATTTAAACTGATATATTATATTTCTGTCTATTAACAATTCTGTATTATTAATGTCCAGATCAACATCAAAAAGGTTTAATTTAAACACTTTTACAATGTCTATTATATTTTTGCTTATAACAAAAGAAGGTGTGTTATAATTTTTATTATATATAAAAATATTATTATAATTTTGATTCAAAACTTCTAAAAGATTCGAAGCAATAAAATGATTATATATTTTTTTTCTGTCTTTTGAATTTTCTGGAAGATTTTTTAAGTTATTATAAAATAAAAAATTATCTATTTCTATCCAAATCTTTTCTTCTATTAAACGATTCAGATTTATAATATTTAAATTATATAATAAACAAATATTTAAATCCATGATTTATTATAACATTCCTTTTTATGTTGTCAAATTATATTTTTCATAGATTTATAAAATTTTTTGCTTAACTAATTTAATGGAATGGGAAAACATACCAGAAAAAATAGAAAATTATTTAGGTTTTGTATATGTTATAGAAAGATTGAATGCAAAGGATGATGAAAAAAGATTTTATTGGGGTTGTAAGCAATTTTTTAGTAAATTAACTAAACCACCGCTAAAAGGTAAAATAAAAAAAAGAAAAATAATTAAAGAATCTGATTGGAGATCTTATTATGGAAGTAGCAAAGATTTACTTTCTGATATTGAAAAATACGGAAAATCACTATTTAAAAGAACTATTTTACAATGTTGTACATGCAAATGGCAAATGAAATATGAAGAATTAAAATATCAAATTGAGAATAAGGTTCTTTTTAGAGATGATACTTACAACGGAATAATTCACATCAGATTAAATCGAGTTCCTCGTGATATGAAATGTTTTTATCAAAACAATGTTTGATAGTTGTTATATAATCTCTTTTGATACCATGTTATTATTTATTATAATGGTATTATTTTCTAAGTAATTTTTTATTTTATATTATAAATTATTGTTTTTTCTTAGATTTTATAGTGATAGTTTCTGGTTTTTTTCTTCTATGAATCTTTTTACCTAAAGGTTTAGGTGCTTTAGCTACTACAGTAGAACCAGTATTATAACTATCTACATTTCCAAAAGACCCACCAGTGCTTCCAATTTCCGTTGCTGGACTTCCAAATGCACTGCCAGATCCTCCCGCAACCATCGCACCACCAGCAGATTCCAACAAATTATTTACCAATTCATCAAAATTATTCATTGAAATATTTAACTTCTATTATATAATTATGATATGGAGATATTAAAGAAATACATTTCTGAAATTAACAAAGAGTTAGATATAAATGAAATGAATTTAAAAGAATCATCCATGCGTGCTCCCGCTAGAAAGCATTTCTGGGCTTCCAGACTCATAAATCATAAAATTGAATTAAATACCTTAAAGAAATCTAAAGATTCTATAACAAAAACTTTAATTGAAAAATCTGTAGCAGCATCTCCAATAGCTTTGTCTAAATCTAGTTTAGAAAAAGGCATAGAGAATACAGATGAAATTAAAAAATTCAACGATCAGATAAAGGAAAATGAAGCAATAATAGAATACTTAGAAAAAGTAGAGAAGATATATTCTAGTTTGACTTACGATATAAAAAATATGGTACAGATGACTTCTATGGAACAAATGTAAAAATGATATTAATAGATTTTGATGCTAAAAAGGGAAAGGCTATTCTTTCTGGAGACTTCTTCCAAGAGATTAGAGAGTACTTTTCTGCTGAAAATGAAGCAGCAAAATTTAGCAGATCGTTTTTTGTACCAAAAAGAATATACTGTATTGCTCATAATGGTTATTTTGATATAGGTTTGACCCAAGAAATTATAAATTTTCTTGACTTTAAAGGTTACACATATAAAATTCAGTACTCTGAATCAGCTTTAAAAGAACTTAATCCTAAATTAGAAAAAAGTTTAATTAAAAGACTTAATTTAGAATTAAGAGATTATCAAGAAGATGCAGTTAATAAATGTCTCAAGTCTGGTAGGGGTGTAATTTTATTAGGCACTGGAGCTGGTAAGACGCTTACCATAGCAACACTAATAGATAATTTTTATCTGTATTCAAAGAATCTACCAACTTTTAAAGTGTTGGTGATCGTACCAGATTTAGGTTTAGTAAATCAAACTTACAATGATTTTGTAGAGTATAATGTAAGTTTTACTGTTACAAGATGGACTGGAAAATTACAGCCAGATCTTGATGCTAATGTTATTATAGCTAATATTGATATTATAAGAAATAAATTTGATGAGAATCTATGGATTAAATCTGTTGATTTATTAATTGTAGACGAAGCTCATAAATTTAATAAGGGTAATAAATGCTCTAAAGTTCTAGAGAAAATAAAAACTCCCAATAAATTTGGTTTTACGGGAACCCTTCCAGCCGATAATATTGATAAGTGGAATGTGATAGGAAAAATAGGACCAGTGCTCATAGAGAAATCATCCTATGAACTAAGAGAAGGAAAATTTCTCACAAACGTAAGTATTAAAATCTTCGGTTTGGAATATAAGACAAAACCAATTAAGGTGAAGAATACTGGAGATACTACTGAAAATTATAGAACCGAATTACAATTTTTATCATTTAATCCATTTAGAAATAAAGTAATAGAAAAAAGCTGCTCAAATTTTAATAACAATATATTAATATTGATTAATAACATTGATCACGGACAGCACCTATTTGATTTACTATCAAAAACCCTTTCTAATAAACAAGTTTTCTTTATAAGAGGAGAAGTTGAAGTAGAAGAGAGAGATCGAGTTAAAAAAATAATGGAAGATAACAATAATGTGATTTGTATTGCTATAAGTGCCATATTTTCCACGGGAGTAAACATTAAGAATTTACATATGATTATTTTTGCTGCGGGCGGCAAAAGCTTTATCAGAACTGTTCAATCTATAGGTAGAGGTTTACGTTTAAGTGATAATAAAGAAAAATTAGTTATTATAGATATAGCAGATAAATTGGATTACGGCAAAGAACATTCATTAAAAAGAAAAGAAATTTATAATAATGAAAAGATAGAATTTAATGAATATTTAATTACAGAAAAGTAATTGATTTATATACTTTGTGTAATATTATATAAAGTACATGGAAGAAGAAATAAAAAAACCAAGTAAAGAACAATTTTATGTAGATCCTCAGTTATTTAAAAAAGAAATCGGAATTTATTATGATACTGCTTTTTGCACTAATTATCTCGGAGAGTGTCTAAATAAAATTGCAGAAGGATTAGGGTATAGTCCTAAATTCATAAATTATTCGTATAAGGAAGATATGATAGGAGATGCTTTGATAAAAATGTTCAGTGCCTTAAAAAGAAAAAAGTTTGATGTTACAACAGATACATCTCCATTCGGTTATTTTACAACGATAGCATTCCATGCCTTTATTAACAGAATTAAAAAAGAAAAGAAACATCACGATACATTAACAGAGTATCGTGAAAGAAAGTATGAAGAGATCTTATCTTCCTCCGAAGGACATATTTACGTAAAACCTATCTTGGATTCTACTGAAGATTTAACACTTTTTGATTGATATTTCAGTTTTTTGATGTACCCTAGTCGGGATGTTTAAAAAGTCACGGGTTGCGATATTTTCTGATATCCATATTGGAGTACATCAGAATTCTAAATTTTGGCATGATGTCTCTTTGGAGTGGGCTAAATGGTTTGTAGCAGATATTAAAAAGCAAGGAATTGAAGATGTGATATTTTGTGGGGATTACTTCCACACAAGAGATGAAGTATCAGTAGATTCTTTACATTTTGGGACTAAGTTACTAGAACTATTTGAAGATTTAAATGTAATCATGATTGTCGGAAATCATGATTGCTTTCTGAAAGATTCTTCGGAAGTAAATTCTATTTCTCCTTATAAAAACTGGAGGAATATAACTGTTGTAGACAAACCTTTACAGGTTCTCTATAAAAATAGAAAGATTAATTTCATTCCTTGGGGAACGCACTTGAATGAAATTCCCGTTGCTGATTTTACTTTTGGTCATTTTGAAATCAGTTTGTTTAGAATGAATACCTTTGCGTTGTGTGATGATGGTTTTTTAGCTGAAGAAATGTTGCAGAAGTCTCCAGTAGTGATTTCTGGTCACTTCCATCTCAAAGACGAAAAGAACTATGATAATGGAAAGATAGTTTATGTTGGTAATCCCTTTCAAATGGATTTTAATGATGCTGGTTCCACTAAAGGTTATTACACAATGGAACTAGAAACTGGAGAAATGATTTTTACTGAAAATACAATATCTCCAAAACATCATAATATATCTCTATCATATCTTATATCCGAAAAAACTATTACGGATAAAGTAAGAAATTTATTTGAGAATAATCTTATTAAGCTAAAAATAGATAGAAGAGTATCTCCAGATGATTTAGAGTTTTTGATTAACAAATTCAAATCTCTAAGACCAACACAATTTAATGTGGATTACGAGTCGGATAAATCTGATTACGATTTATCCGAAGAGAAGAAGGATTTTTCTGGGGTTGATGTACCTCAAGCCATCATGGATTTTATAGAATTGATGGATGCAAATAATAAAAAAGATTTAACAAAATATACCATCGAGCTTTATCAAAATTGTTTAAACAAATGAAAAGAGTAAATTTTAAAAAAATATCTATTAAAAACTTTCTATCCTTTGGAGATGAACCAGTCGAATTGGTCTTTCGCAAGGGGTTGAATATTATTACTGGAGTTAATAGAGATAAATCTGATAGACAAAATGGATTAGGAAAGTCTGCCATGATGGAGGCGTTATACTTTTCTATATTCGGAACTACTCTTAGGGAATTGAAGAAAGATTTGATTCCGAATTCCTACACAAAAGGTGATTGTGTAGTTGTTTTGGATTTTGATGTTATACATGAAAACAAAAAGGAAGAATATAGAATTGTAAGAACTATTAATCCATCAAAACTTTTTCTTTATAAGAATGGAGATGATATAACCAGAGATAGCATTAAGAATACTGAGGAGCTTATACACAATCTTATTAATGCGTCTCCGAGTATTTTTGAGAATTGTGTTATTATGACGTTAAATAACACAATTCCTTTCATGGCTAAAAATAAAATAGATAAAAGAAAATTTATTGAAGGTATTTTTAATCTTGATATCTTCAGCAAGATGTTAGCAGAAGTCAGGGAAAATTATAATAAAAGGAAGAAAGATTACGAAATTGAGATTTCTAGGATGGAAGATTTTGATCGAAATCTATCTTCTTTAAATACTCAAAAAGAAACGGTGTTGAGGAACAGGACTAATAAAGTTTCTGTGTATTCTAAGAGAAAAATAGATAATCTAGAAGAAAAAACGAAACTAGAAGAAGATTATAATAAGCAAGAATCCATTAATTTAGATGAAATAAAAGCATCCATGAAAAAGGTAAAGGATGCGAAAGTCTTGCTGGAAGGACAGATCGAAAATTGGAATGAAGAAAGATCTAAAATCAGAGCTAATGTAAATCATAATCAATCTATCCTACCAAAGATAGGGGTTTCTGGATCATCATGCCCAGTGTGTCTTCGCTCTGTAGAGAATCACGATAAAGAATATATAGCAAACGAAAAAAGTAAATTAGTTGATCTTATTAATAGCGGAAATTCTTCTATAAAAGAACTTGATTCAAAAATCGAAGCACTAAAGATTGATAAAACAAAATTAGAAAATGCTTATGAAAAGTATACTAAAAAGTTGAATCAAATTGCTCTTAATGAACAAAAGAAAAAATCTACAAAGGATAGAATTAAACAATTAGATTCTTGGTTACTTCAATTAGAAGGAGATATTAAAGAACTACAATCAACTTCTACAGAATTTGATCCTTTGATTTCGCAAAATATAGATGCTTTGGAAGAGATGAAAGCATCAGTTAATTCGGTTAGATACGAATTAAATTTGATGGATACTGTTAAATTTATTGTATCTGAAGATGGAGTAAAATCTTATGTAGTTAAAAAGATTTTATTACTTTTTAATGATAGGATTCGTTATTATCTAACCAAATTAGATGCTAATTGTATCTGCAATTTTAATGAATACTTTGAAGAAGAGATAGTAAATGAAAAAAATAAAATATGCTCTTACTTCAATTTCTCTGGGGCAGAAAGAAAGAATATAGATTTTGCATGTCTATTTACTTTTATGGACATGAGAAGATTACA